CTACAAGAATATCAGATTATACATTAAATAATAATTTACCAAATGGATTTAATGTCATTGTTGCAATTATGAGTTATACTGGTTTTAATCAAGAAGATAGTATAATGATTAATAAACATTCTTTAGATAGAGGATTATTTTCATTATCTTACTATAAATCAATAACTGCTACATCAAAAATAGAATCACAATATGAAAAAATAATATTTGCAAATCCAATTATATATCAACAAAAAGGTTACAAAATTAATAATATGAAATCTGCAAATTACAATTATATAAATGAAGATGGTTTTATCTCTGAAGGGGTTTATATACCAAAAGGACAAAAAGTAGTTGTTGTTGGAATGTTAAGCGAAAAATATGTTTATAAACAAATTAAAAAAGGGGTTTTTACAGAATTAGTTAAAGAAATAATATATACTGATTGTTCTGTAACAACTGATAATTCATTATTTGGTAAAGTGGATAAAGTATTTATTGGTAATAAAATAAATGATGAAGATACTAAAATTTGTAAAGTTAGATTTTTAAAAATTAAAAGACCTGAATTTGGTGACAAACATGCTTCTAGACATGGACAAAAAGGAGTTATTGGAATGATATTACCAGAAGAAAATATGCCATTCACTAAACATGGTATTAGACCGGATATTATAATTAATCCACATGCTATACCATCTCGTATGACAATTGGGCATTTAGTTGAATGTGCTTTTGCTAAATTATCATGTATTAATGGTAATTTAGGAGATGGTACAGTATTTTTACCATTTGAAGAAAGATTGATATATAATAATTTAGAAGATTTGGGTTTTGATAAACATGGTGATGAAATATTATATAATGGTTTTACTGGAAAACAACTTGATACACAGATATTTATAGGACCTACTTTTTATTTTAGATTAAAACATATGGTTGCTGAAAAAATGCATGCTAGAGATATTGGTCCTAAAGTTTCATTAACTAGACAACCTACCGCGGGAAGACGCAAGGGTGGTGGATTGCGCATAGGAGAAATGGAAAGGGATAGTGTTTTAAGTCATGGTATTAGTAAATTTATGAGGGAAAGTATGACAATTAGATCTGATAATTATAAATGGCCGATATGTCAAAATTGTGGTACTTTAGCAATATATAATCCAAATAAAAATAATTATATATTAGAATGTAAAAATTGTAATAATAATAAAAACATTGTTGAAGTTAATACACCATATTGTTTTAAATTACTCGTACAAGAACTTGAAACAATGGGATTACAAATGAGATTAAATACAGATGGGTTAAATTATATTGATAATGAAACAAATATAGATATTGATATGATTATATTTGAAAATAATATAAATAATGGTGAAATGACAGGTGGATCGGATATTCTATCTAATGTATCTAATATATTTGAACGCATTAAAAATTTTTATGTAAAATCACAAGAAGATACAGTGGCAAAAGAAGAACCAGTAGGAGAACTAGAGGGATCACTAGAGGGATCACTAGAGGGAGAACCAGTATCAGTGCAAAACTCAGAAGAGGAGGAAGAAGAAGAGGAAGAGGAAGAGGAAGAGGATGAAGAGGATGAAGATGAGGAAGAAGAGGAAGAAGAGGAAGAAGAGGAAGAAGAGGAAGAAGAAGATTCATATGATGATGACGATGAAGATGATGAAGAAGATAAAGATGATGAAGAAGATAATGATGATGAAGAAGATAATGATGGAGAACAAGGTAATCAGTATGAAGGTAGTAAAGGTGGTAATAATATAAAGAGAACAGATTTAAAAATTATTGAAATTGAGTAAAGAAAATAATATTATTTATTAGTAAAGAATAATTATATGTATTATTTAGAAAATATACTAATAATATCATCAATATTAATTATATTATTTATAATTATATATAAATATAAATGTATAAATGAAACTTTTCAAAATTATAATGATGTAACAAAAGACATATCAAGTATAAAAACAAATATTGAACAATTACAAAATGATGTTTATGATATGATTAAATATAAAGAAGAAACATATAATCGTTTTTCGAATTTACTAAAAGATATAGATGAAAATAAAGATAATATAGATAATACAACTAAAAAATTTACAAATTATGAATCAATATTTGGTAAATTTGTTGAAGAAAGTAAGAATCCAGTAGATACATTAGTATTATGTAATAAAGACAAAGACTGTGTTGAAATGAAATATGACAATGATAATGAATATAATATTAAAACAAATAATATGAAAATTAAAAATGATAAAAATCAAATAATGACAAAATTTAAAAACAATGAAATATATTTAGGCGGTGATGAGAATTATAATTCTCCGTTATATATTAAAAATGATAATGTATATAGTAATAAATTAAATGTCTCAGATTTATATATAAAAGATTATAATGATAATTCAAAATTATTATATTTAAATGATTATATTAAATGGATAGATACAAGTTTTAAATATAGTAATAATATGGATAAAATATCTCAAGATAATAATAACAAAAGAATTGAAGATATAAATAAAGTCAAATTTGAATTAGAAAAAATTAAAACAGATAGAAATAATATGGATACAAAAATAAATGATAATAGTAAAATAATTAGTGAATTAAAAATGGATTATCAGAATTATAAAGATTTAAATACAAAATTTTCAGATAAATATACAGAATTATCAAAAGAATTAACAGATAATATAGGAATTATGACAAATAATAATAAAAATTTACAAGTATATGAACAAAATACAGAAAAAAAAATAGAAGATCTTAATATTAAAATAGATACAATTACAAGAAAAACACATGAATTACTAGAAAGAGCTTCATTACAAAGAGAAGTATATAATAGATTAAATAATACAGATAAGGATGTTAATAATCAATTATTTGATAAAGAAAATAAAACATTGGAAAATTATAAATATCAATTTGATAAATTGTTATTAGCAGCAGTAAATTTAGGGATACCCGAAGAAGATCTTGTATCTTCAAGTACAAATAATTAAAATATAATATTTTATTAAGTATATAAAATGGGCAAAATTAATATGTTATTGATATTAATTATGATTATATTATTATTATATTATTTAAATTTATGTAAGTATAAAAAAGATATAGAGCATTTTAAAGGGAATAACAATTTTATGAATCTGCGATAAATTTTATTTTTTTTTTAGTTTCTTTATATTCAATAGGTAAATCTTTAAATTTTTCTACTTTTTCCCAAAATTCATTAATTTTAGGAGGTATTGTTTCCCATAACTCGTTATTAAATTCTACTTTTTGTATATATATATTATTTAATACCCATCTACTTAATTTAATAAATTGTAAGTTAGAATTAGTTGTATTTTTAATTTGGTTTTCAATATCTATAATACAATCTTCTTTATTTAAATATTCATTACTATATAAATAAAAGTATTTTTGTATAGAATTATCATAATATTCAGCAATTATACCAAAATTTTTATTATCATATTTTTTTTCTTTAATAAAATCATAATATTGATTATCATCATCAAATATTTTAAATTCACATTCAACATAATCACATTCAGTCAAATTACAAACTGCTAATTGTCCTTGCATTTGATAATAATATTTCTCCGGAATAAAATCTTTTTTAATTTGTCTTGAAAATGGACATTTTATTTCAACCATTATTCCTAAATCTGTAATACCATCCGGAGAAGCTCCAAAGTGTTCAATATTTTTATTTTGAATAATACCAAATATATGTACTGGAATATTATTATTAATCTGTTTATAGCATCTAATTGCCATATCTTCAAACATATTTCCCCATTTTAAAGGTGCAATACTTTGAAAATTTGTATTATCAATATATACACCTGCTTTTTTTTTTGCTAATAAATTATTATTTTTTGATAATGCTTCGCCTAAATCACTAGCAGTAAGACATGTTTTTCTAATTTCATACCATTTATCAGTACATTGTTCAATATATGGAAATTTAATTAATTTGTCTAATAAAATTTTGTTATGTTTTAATAATTTAATTCTATCGCTGATAAATTCATTATTTATATGTTCGTTATTTAAAAAATTATAATCATTTATATCCAAGCTGATATCATAGTTAATATATTTATATAATAAATTGTCTAAATTTCTTGTATTATCATTATAATAATCATCCTTATTTTTAAAAATAATTTTAGTATTTAAATTTTTCATTTTTTTAGTTAAACTGTCGGTCTTAGAATTAATTAACATTTTTTTACTATATAAATTTTTTTTAAAGAGATAATTACATATTATATAGTTTAACATTTTAAATGATTTTAAAAAATCAAATATCATTTTTTAAATTATATTTGATTTTTTAAAATCATAATTTATCAGTATTTGCTAAAATATTATTTAATTCCATATCTAATTTATTTTGATGTGCTTTTGATTTTAATAATCTTTTATTTTCATGTGTTTTTTGTTTACCAATAATTTTTTTGACATCATAAGATAAAACTTCTTTTTTTTCATCATCGTTTTCTAAAATTTTTTTTTCAAATTTCCTATTATAAATTATATCAATTTCTTTTTTTTTATTTTCTAATATTTCATCTAATTTTTCTGAGTAACACTCTGACATATATTTAATATAATTATTAAATAATAATATTCATTTTTTTATATATAAAAAAAAATTATAATTTAAATAATATGAATAATATTTATTGTTTTTGGACCGATGATAATATAATTACTGAAAATCGTTTAAATAGTATTAAACAATTGAAAGAAATAACAGAATGTAATATAATATTTGTTGATAAAAAAAATTTAGATGATTATATATTAGATAAACATCCATTACATCCAGCATATAAATATTTAAGTGCTGTTCATAAAAGTGATTATTTAAGAACATATTTTATGAATTTTCATGGAGGAGGATATTGTGATATAAAAAAAACAACAGGTTCTTGGAAAAATTCTTTTGAAATTTTATATAAAAGTGATGCGTGGATAATTGGATATAAAGAAATTCCCGGAGGAAGTCCAGTAAGAGGTCTAAATTATAATTATTTAGTAGGTAATGGTTCGTATATTTGTAAAAAAAATACAAAATTAACAAATGAATGGTATGATAATATGATTTTATTATTAGATAAAAAATTAGAAGATTTGAAAAAATATCCTTCTAATAATCCAAGAGATTCATTTGGTAATAATGGTAGTAAATATCCAATTTTATGGGCGGAAATGTTAGGATGTATATTTCATCCATTAATATTTAAATATAAAGATAATGTTATAAATACATTACCTAAACCAATTTTAAATAATTATGTGTAAAAAAGTACATATTTATATTTTTTAAATTTTTTTTAATTTAATTTTTAATTTAATTTTATTTTATAAATATGTACTTTTTATAAAGATCTAATATTTATATTATGATCATTATCAATTACTATATATTGATAATTTTCTTTACCATATGATCTAGAAATACCATTATCAGTATACCATACATTATTATGTAATGTAATATTTTCAACAGTATTATGTCCAACAAACATATAATTACATTTTAATTTATTTAATATATAATTTAGATCTTCTTTATCTTGTGTTTCTCTAGTCCATAATACACCATCACTATCAAGTATTAATTTATTTATAATTTCTATATCTTGTTTATCTGTATTATTAGTTAATAAGTTATACCATATTTTATTGAGATAAAAGATATCTTTATTATATTTATCACAGATATCTAAATGATTTTTAGTAATTCCAGCATGACAAAAAATAAGGTCATTTATTTTAACAACAATAGGTCTATCTGCTAACATATTATTATAAATACCTTTTTTTTGAAAATTATTTTGTCTTTCTGAATATGAACTATTATTAGAAACATAAGAAAAATCTCCTAAAAAGTTCATTAATTCATGATTACCAATTATTGAAATAAATAAACTATTTTTTGTTTTTGCCAATTTATTTAATAAATTTGTAAAATTTAAAACTTCAATATCTTTAATAATTTCCCATTCATTAATGAATCTATTTCTATTTGCACTATCTATTTGATCACCTAATTGTATAACAATAATATCTTTTTTAATCCATTCTAAATTTGTTGTAATGATGTTTTCATGAAGTAATATATTTTTTAATCTTTTCAAATCACCATGTATGTCACCAATAATTATTATATTATTATAATGATTATTATAAATATGTTGTATATCAAACATATATAAAAGTGTCTATATTAAATAATACAAAATATATTTTATATTATTTTATTAAGTTTATAATGTCAATCGAAGATGTTGATTATATGAAACAAAATAGTATTAAAGAGAATTATACATTTATAGTTGATAGTAAATTTAGAAATCAAGAAGAACATCCCAATCCAAATAATTATGTTGTTAATTTTGATATACCATTTAAAAATGTTTTTGGTATTGAAATATTAGATGTTAGTGTGCCAAAAACTATGTACAATATTGATAATGATACAAATAAATTACATATTTATATAAATACAACAAAAAATGCAATAATTAATTATTTTGATATGGCAGAAGGTTTAGAATGGGAAAAATTTGATAATATAAGAAATATACAAGAAGATAGTGAAATTATTAATTATATATTATCAGATAATTTAAAAAATAATATAATAATTGATAGTATTAATAATTACGGAATTACAAACTTAAATAAATATAATTATATTAGTGTCGTAGATATATTACAGTGGAATAGAATAGTAATTGATGTAAATACAATTGATAATGATTCTAATTACACAAGTATATATAATATAAAATTATCAGAAGATTTAAAAATAAATAATATTTTTCAAAATCACGATCAATTAAATGAATATCATATTAATAATTTACGAACTTATAATGTAATACCAATTATAGATAGTGAATATGATGAAAAATATTATTTAAAATGGTATAATATCGGTAGTGAACAAATTGAAAACAATTATGGATTAAAATGGGAATATATAGGAAATACTAAACCAATTCATGGTAATAATATTAATAATGATTTTTTAATAAATAATATAATTAATAATGAATTAGAATTATCATTTGAAAAATTTGAATCGTTAAATATAGATATAAGTAATAAAAATAATTATATAGAAATTATTAATGATAATATCAAAAATTATTATAAACCCAAAACAAATATAAATGTCGGTAATAAATGGACGAATATAGATATAGAATCTAATTATTATCAAGAATATGAAAATAATAATTTAAGAAATGAAATAAAAAACAAAATTTATAATAATGAAGAACCAATTTTTACAAATGAAAAATTAAATGATTTAAATTTTGATTATAATAATGGTATTAACATTTTTATAAAAATAATAACAGGTTTGAAATGGAGAATTACAAACAGTATTAACGATTCTGGGGAAAATCTTATATATAATAACGAAATTATAAAACTAATAAGAGATAAGTCTAAAAATATTACAGATATTATAAATTTAGAAATAAGTGATTTTACAATTTTTGACAAAAATTTTTTTATCAATAATATTAATTCTAATTCTTATATTTTAATTGATAATATAATATGGAGAACAGAATATACAACATATGTACCAGATGGTACAATTAATATAAATGGAAACATAAAAAAAATATGGTTAATTAATAATAATTTAGTAAATTTAATAAAAAATACAGATAATTATGAACAAAAATATAATCAAATTATTATTAATGAAATAGAATGGAATAATTTAAATATAGAAAATGATGAATTGTTATCAAATACAATAATTATAGTTGATAATTATTATTATAAAATATTACCATCATATCATTATATATCAAATATACATTATTATTATGCAAAAGATATATTAAATGTCAACAGTATAAATGATTATCAAAAATTATTAGATTTATTTTTTGAATTATTTATAATAGAAATACCAATAGGAAATTATACACTTAATAAATTAATAGTAACATTAAATACAAAGTTTAGAGAGAACATTAATTCTGTAATATTAAATAGAAAAATAGAAGATGTAAATAAAAATACTATATTAATAGATATTGATAATTTCGAATTAGAATTACAATGTTCTGGAAATACAATTCCAGCAGATATACAAAACATTCTTAAATTTGAAGGAAATAGACATATAATATTTGATATGAATAAATCAACTTTAAATAAAACACTTGGATTTTATTCAAAAGTGAGCGATAATTTAGAATTTATTAATAATTATAGTTATTTAAATATAAACAAAATAAATACTTATGAAAAATTTTATCATTCTATAAAAATAATTGATAGTAATAAATATAGAATAATTGCTCCAGGTATTGTTTATTTAATTGGTTCAGAATATATAATTTTAAAATGTCCAGAAATTGAAGAACATCTATATGGTTCATTATCTTATACTAAAAATACAATTGGACTTGCAAAAATAAGAGTTAGTAATTGGGGTTTAAATGAAGAAAGTACATCATATCTTAAATTAAAATTAAGAGAATTTCATCCAATTGGAAAATTAAGTAAAATTACATTACAATTTGAAAATTCTGAAGGAAATTTATATGATTTTCGTGGCGTAAATCACAATATAGTATTTGCAATACATTATTATAGTGCAAAACAAAAACAAAATTTTGAAAAATCAATAATAAATCCCGAATATAAAATGAATTTTATGGATTACAAATATTCACAAGAAGAAAAAGAAGAAGAAAGTGATATAGAAGATGATGAAAATAATTCACTTATAAATATTGAAGATTATAAAAAAATGGAACAAAAATATAGTGATAAGAAATTCGAGAATGGTTACGAATTAGATTATAATATAATAAGAAAAAAATTATATGATAATATAAATGATGATTCAGAAAATGAATAAATCATATTAAGAAGATATAACATAATTCATTAAAGTACTTGAAATCGAAGATGGATTTAAAAATAAACAATGTTCTTTACTTATATTATTAGAATTATAACACAATGTTTCATTAGAACAATAATCATTATCACCATTATCACCATTATCAAGTAGAGTTTTTTTATTGATTGTATAATTATTATTTTGAAATATTGGCCAAAAATTATAAATTAATACATTTGAATTATTTTTAGTTTTTACAGGTATATTAATTTCTGTAAATAATGATTTATCATCATTGTAAATACAATCAGTTTTTAATTTAAAAATAAAACAATCATTTTCGCAATTATTATTAGTTTTGTATGTTTTTATAAATTCTTCTCTATTTTGTTCAGCATATTCTAATTTTTCTATTAAATGATTAATGTATTCTAAAGCTCTTATTTTATTTAAATTAAATAATAATATAAGATCATCAATATGAAATCCATTACCATTTGATATATTTTCAATAATTTTTAATGAATATAAATCTTTATTAACTAAATTATTAGTAGAATCTTCAAACATTTTCCATCTTATTTGTGCTTTATTAAATGATTTATCTAATGGTTTACCAATATTAGATAAATATTCAGTTAATTTTGTTTCAATATCAATAATATTATACTTCTTTTTTTCTTCAACAGATAAATTATTTTTAAATTCTTCACTATAAAGTTTATTTTTTAGTACAAAATCATATATACAATCTTTAATCCATTGTTTTGGTTCTATATCAATATATTTCCAATCATTAGTATTTTTAATTACAGTTAAATGTGAATAATTTTCAACGTCTAATGTAAGTGTTTTCATCCATTCAGCAATATCTTTATAATTACTATTATTTTTTTCAGGATTATATTCGTTATATAATATATTATAATAATCTGGATGAATATTTACATGATGTAATTTATTATCTTTTAAAAATATATATCTAAATTTAATATTACCATCTATATTTTTCCATTCTAACATTTTATTTTTTGCATATAATTCCATTTGATCACCTACAATGTGATATTTGTCTATCCACATTTTTTCTTTTGGCGTTAGTTTATCAAAATCCTTTTTATCTTTATTACATTCGTTGCAATTTGGCACAGCGATAGGATGATGTCCACAACCTCTTGGACATTTTTTTAGTAAATCTTTATTTGTAAATTCATCATTTTTACTATTTTCTTGTTGTGTTTCATTATCAACTATATTTTCTTCAAAATTTGAATATTTTTCAATATAATTATTCTTATTAGTATATATACAATTAATAAATATTATTATTATTATTATTACAATTACAATAATTGAAATAATATCTAATAATATATTTTTAGTAAACATTTATATTATCTCTCTTATAATTAAGTATATTTTATATTTCTTATTTTTTTATGAGTAGATTCAACACATATAAAAAATATAAAAAATATATTGAATATAAACAAAATTATAATGATAAAAATATCGACGAATTATGTAAGAAAAATAATGAATTTAAATTACAACCACAACAATTATTTTTAAAAAAATATTTTACAAATAACATAGATAATATTAAACAATTTTTATTATTTCATGAAATTGGTTCTGGTAAAACATGTACTTCGATTATTCTTGCAGAAAATTATCTTAAATTAAATAACAAATATAAAATAATAATTATTTTACCAGCTAGATTAAAAAATAATTTTTTTGATGAATTAATATCACCATATACAAACTATAATTATTTTACAAAAAAAGAATATAATATATATAATAGTGATTTAACTGATATTAATATCAAAATTAAATTAAAAAAAAAATTCATAACTGAAATAAATAAAAACTATACTATAATGTCATATGATAAATATCGTTTAATGTGTATTAAAAATAGTAATAATATTTTGGATTTTATAAAAAAATTTACTGAAAATAAAATGATAATTATAGATGAATTACATAATGTTATTAGTGATACATATAATATAGATAATTATATTAATATTGAAACAACAGGTAAATTAACAAATCTAAAATCTCTTTCTGTTAATGCTACTTTAATTAAATTATTATCAAAATTTTCCCATATTAATTCAAAATTAATATATTTAACAGCAACACCAATATATGATTCATATAAAGAATTACCAGAACTAGTTTATTTATTAAATCCAAGTTTTGATAATATTAAAGAAAATTTAACTAATATTAATTATAAATATAATTTAGAAAAATTAAGAGGAAAAATAAGTTATTTTTCAGGATCATCAAAAAATGCTTATCCTAAATCTAATTTAATTACACATCAAATTAATATGAGTCATATTCAAGATACGATGACATATGAAGCATTAAATTCAATGAAGTTTAAAAATACAGCAAATGATTACGAAGAAGAAGCTTTTTTAGCAAATCAAAGACAAATAGGTATTAGTTGTTTAAGTAAAAAATATAATATGAATACAATTATAAATAATTTGAAATTATATGCTCCAAAATTAGACAAACTTATTAATATAATTAATTCCCCTAATATATTTGGAAAACATGTTGTTTATACTTCTTTTGTAAATGTAGGTATCAATGTTATAGAACAATATCTAGTAAAAGATGGATGGAAATCTATTTTTGATGTTTATAAAGATGACATAAATTGGAAATTATATGAAAATAAAATATATGCAATATGGAGTGGTAATGAAACAGATATAAAAAAAGATATTATTAAAAAAATAATAAATAGTGAAAATAATATTTATGGAAATAAAATCAAACTTCTTATTGGAAGTCCAAGTATTAAAGAAGGTATTAGTTTTAAACATATACAACATATTCATTTAATTGATCCTGTATGGAATATTGCAGGAAAAAAACAAATTGAAGGAAGAGCTATAAGATTTTGTTCTCATTACGATATTGATGAAGATAAACATATTAATCTAAAAAGAGTTATAAATATACATATATATAAATTAATTCCAAGTACAAATAAAAAAAAATTAATAACAGAAACTGTTGATCAAAAATTATATGATAAAATTTTACCAGAAAAATATGAATATGTTGATATATTACTTACTAAATTAAAAAAAATAGCTATAGATTATCATTTATTCAAAAAAATAAATAATGAAAATACAAAAAGTCCAAAATCGAGAAGTAATTCAATAATTGAAGATGATGATAAAAATAATTTTAAAAAAAAGAAAAAATCTACTAAGGAATTAACATGTATGCCAAAAATTAGAAGACCAAATAAAATAACTAAATCTTGTTCAAATCCATTATATCCTTTTAAAAAATTAAATAAACATAATACATATTGTTGTTATAAAAATAAAAGTATAAATAATAAAACAACATGTCCAAAAAATAGAAGACCAAATTCAAAAGGTTTGTGTGAAAATAACTTATTTAAAAGAAAAAACATACACGGTGACGAATGTTGTTATAAATATGATAAAAAATAAATTATTTACGATTATAAACTTGTAGTCTTGTCAATTCTTCATCGATGGTGTCTTTATTTGAATATTTATCAAATTCTGTTTGTATTTCTTTTGTAATATCTTCTAATATTGGGTATGCTGTTTCATCATTAAATATATCTGTACTAAATTGTGTAAAATTTTCAATATCATTTTTAACAATTTTACTAATATCAATTAAATCATATTTTAAATATCTATATATAATATATGATAATACTATTGATAAAATAATAATTACTAAATGTATAAGAAAATAATTAGGAGCTAACATTATTTCACTATCTATAATTATTATATAAAATTAATTTAGGATTCTACATTAATAGTTTATTATAATAATATGGTATACAAAAAAAATAAAAAATCAGAAAGTTCTCTTCCAAGTGCAACAAAACCTTTAGATAATAATAATTCAACATTAAGAAATTATGATAATAATAATATCGGAAGTGGATTTTTAAGTAGTATTATCCAAGGATTTGCACTAGGAACAGGTTCACAACTTGCTTCTAGAACTATTGATTCAGTATTAGGAAATAAAAAAATTGAAATAGAAAATAATAATAAATGTTTAAAAGAATCCGAATTATATTTAAAGTGTTTAGAAAATAATGAAAAAAATATTTGTATAGATTTTTTTAATTTACTTGAAAATTGTAAAAAATCCTAAATTTTTTTTTTTATTTATTATATGTAATGAATAAATACGATAAATATTATACAAATAAAAATATAGTTAAAATATGTGTTAAATTATTTCAAAAATATATTAAAGTTAAAAATAGTGATTTAGTTATTGAACCAAGTGCTGGAGATGGTGCATTTATTAAATTTTTAAATAAATATCATAATAAATTTTATTATGATATAAAACCAGAACATAAAGATATAATAAAACAAAATTATTTAAAATTAAATTATAAAAAATTAATTAATAAATATAATAAAATACATATAATTGGAAATCCTCCATTTGGTAAAAAATCATCAACGGCAATAAAATTTATTAAATATTCATGTAAATTTTGCGATTCATTTTCATTTATACTTCCTAAAAGTTTCGATAAATATTTTGTAAAAAAAACAATACCTTTAAATTTTCATTTAGTAAAATCATATGATTTACCCGATAATAGTTTTAATTTACCAATTAAATGTATTTTTCAAATATGGATAAAAAAAAATAAAGATAGAAAAATTATAAAAAAAATAAAAACAAATAGTAATTATAAATTTGTTAAAAAATATGAAAAACCAACATTTGCTATAAGAAGAGTTGGAAGCAAATCAGGATATATATATTATGATAATTTAGATAATAAAAATAATAATACACATTATTTTGTTAAATTATTTAAAAACTATAAAAAAATTATAAAATTTAATTTCAAAGAAAAAAATTATACTTTAGGTGCAAATAGTATTTCAAAAATGGATATTATTAAAAAATTAAATAAATTTTTTATTTAGTATATCTTTTATAGGTTTTTTACATAATTTTTTTTTATTTTTTTTAGTTTTTTTATTTTTAATTTTTCCACCACTTTTTATTTTTAAAAGTGATAATGTATTTGTAATATATTCAATATCTTCATTACATGATATATCATTATATTTATTTAATTCTGTTTCAGATATGTATAATTTTTCTAATTCAAATAAATCATTAACAACATTAGTTAAATCATATCTATCAAATGGATCTGTAATTATCATATTATTAATTAAATCTGAAATTTTTTGCATAATTAATTCTTTATTTTCATGTGTTATTTTTATATTACCATCATTGTATAATAATAACAAAGTTATACCTAAAGAATAAATATCTCCTTTATAAGCAATTTTTATTATTTCTTCTGGTATATCTTCAATATTATTAATATTATTATATTTATTTAAAAATATATCATATTCTTTTTTTTTTTTTATATAAAAATCATCCCTCATCATATAAAAACTATTATGAATAATATTTAGATTTTTATACCTATTTTCTTTATCTATTAGATTATATTCTGGTGGAGAAATAAAATATTCACTTTCTACCCACCATTGTTCTTTAGTACTATATACTTCATTATATGGAATACAAACACCAAAATCAATTAATGACAGTTTGTTATTATCATTATTATATAATATATTACCTGGTTTTATATCTCTATGTACAAATCCAAGTTGATGTAATGTTTGTAAAGATTTACACATTATAATTAATGCTTTTATAAAATCATAATCATTTATCTCAATATCACCTAGTTCAATACCACCGTAATCATATATAATTTCGTGAAGTTTCATATGTTTTGAATTTTTATCAAATTTTTCAATTAAACATTCTGCAATAGTTTGTATTTTTTCTTCTACTTCTAAAGTTTTTTTTTCTTTAAAAAAATTACTTAATTTACTAAAAACTATTTTTTTTTTTTCATAGTCATGATAATTTTCCATATTACTAATAAGTAAATATGATGAACATTTTTTAGGAGGTAAAGATAATTCGCTAAATAATTGAATACTATTGAATATTTTATGATATTTATATAATATTTTAGTTATTATAATTAATTCTTCACAATACGCTTCAGTATTTGCAAATATTTTTGATATATGTTTTTTTTTTTTTTCATCATTTTTAAATTCTTTTTTAGTTATATCTCCTACATAATTAGAACTATAAGGTTTATTTTTAATAGATTTATTTATAACACAACCATAACCACCACTACCTAATAATTTAATCATACTGTAATAATTATATATCTCTCTTATCTAATTGTAATTATTTTTTTTTCCCAAAAACATATCTAAAATCTGCAAAAAAATCTTTTAATATTTTATAAAATTTATCTGTCATTTTTACCTTGTATTTATTTGGTAAATATTTTAAATTTTCACCATTATAATTATAATCTTCAACAGTTTTATGTATTTCAGGAGTTCATGTTAAATTATTATTATTTGTGCTAATAATTTTAACCATTTTAGAACTTTTTTATTCGTTATTATATTGTTGTTCTAAATATTTATTAGTAAATAATTGAATTAATTCGTTCTTTAATTGAATTATATTATTTGTCTCTTTATATTTATCAAATATTAATATCATATTTTCAAATGCTGTTGTTCTTATTTCAGGGTTAATTAAAGTTAATATATATGTTATATGATCATATATAATTTTTTATTTTCAAATGATATTTTATTAACAATTTGATTCATCATACGACCATATGCATAATAATCTGTTGCATATAAATAATTTTTTAGTGTATCTTCAGTAAAATTATTTATAAATTGTAATTGACCATTTAAATAGTCAATAAAATGTTTATTTGAATCAGGTAAACTCCATTCGTGTTATATGAATTAATCTATCACTTAATTTATATTGAGGAGGGATGTATTAATAAATACTCTAAACCAGTATTAAACCATAAATGAGGATTATTCGATAGTTGATCAATATCAGAATTAACAAAAAAATTTCCATTATTAATATCATATATATTATATGCAGTGCCAAAGTCTATTAAGACTAATTTGTTTTTTTCTACATTATATAAAACATTATCGTGTTTTATATCTCTATGTACAAATCCTTTTCTATGAAAATCTTTTAAATTCTTATAAAAAGTTATTAGTAAATCTAAATATAATCTAAATTTAAAATTAGTATTTGATAATGATGAACCAGATTTTTCATATACAATTTCACCAAATATATTTTTATTTGAATTACTAATAGAAGATAAACATCTTGATATACTTGGAATATTTAAGTGTCTAATATCTGAATATACTGCATATTTTTTCAAAATTGGTAGAAAACTATCTAAATATTCATTTTTATATATTTGTATTAGTTTAATATTCATATTTATTTCTGCATATGTTGATAATTCATTCCGTCTTATCTTTGTAATATACTTATCATTCATGTCTTCTGTTATAAATAATTTTTGGTCTATTGTATAAAATGCAGAAATAATATTAATATGAGTAGGTATACGCAATATATCTAAACTTCTATTTATTACACAACAATAACCACCTTGACTTAATAGTTTAATTTCTTGTTGATAATTTTGAAGTTGTTGAGGATATATAACTCTTTGTTGCATTATATTAGGAGTTTGAAATTGTCGTGGACTAGGAGTTCCTCCTATTTTTTTTTGATATTTTTTTCTAGTTTTAGTTTTCTTAACAGTTTCATTGTTTTTAACTTTTTTCTTAACAGTTTTATCTTTTCTAACTTTTTTATTAACAGTTTCATGTTTTTTAAGTTTTTTTTAACAGTTTCATCTTTTTAAAGTCTTTTCGTAATAGTTTCATCTTTTTTAAGTCTTTTTTTAACAGTTTCATCTTTTTTAAGTCTTTTTTTAACAGTTTCATCTTTTTAAAGTCTTTTCGTAATAGTTTCATCTTTTTTAATATAATGTGATTTTTTCATAATATATTATTTCTAAATATAATGAATTAAAAAAAATTATTTTATAAAAAGTTGAATTCGCATATTATTAACATTTTTATCATTTAAGTATTTATTATTTATTACTTTACTTAATGAAACATCTTTATCATGTAATAATAAATTCAACCATCGTAATTGATATATAATAGAAAACATACCACATTCTGTATCATGAAATTGATGTTGTTTATTATTGTGTTTAATCTTAAAAACTTTATTTGGATATATTATATTACATTGACTTTTAATATTTAATAAAAAATCATTTATCATTTTTGGAGTTTTTCTAGAAGTACTATCATAATAATATGCGCCAAATGATTTAGAATTAGAATCTAAAATTATAAATGTAGATGTCCAATGTGATCCAGGTTCGTTGTGTTTATCTAAATTTGTAATAAAACCAATATATTTAATATTTCTTTTAATATATGAATTTTTAATATCAATATTACAAAAATCAGAATGTAAACAATTACCTAAATTATCTTTTAATGCAAAATCAATAGAGAATGTTCCAATATATTTGTAATTATATTTTTTAGTATTATTATATTGAAACATAACATTATCAATATCATAATTTGATAACCATTCATTATTATTTATATGCCATGATTTTGGCATTTGTGGAATAAAATTTTTTTTTTTAATTAATTTTAAATCATATCTATCAATCGGATACATTTTATTTATTATATCCGGCCATAACCAGTATTTTCCTTTACCTTTTGTTATTTTTTTCATTTTATTGTCAAGTTTTTTAAATAAATCAATTTGTTTATAATTGTCAAAATAAGTAATTTGATGTTTTTTATTATTTTTTGATTTATTATAAATATCAATTAATGTTTTCAAAGATTCTTTTGATAAACATGTAGGTCCATTATCTTTTGATGATGGACTACAATATTGTTGTTCAATTTTCATCTATTATTATATAGCTTTAAAAATCCATAATAATAGAATAATTAATATAGGATAAGCAATTCGTATTATTAGTTCTTGTATATTAGTTAAAATATTTTCATTAATATATTTATTTAAATAATGAGCAAATACTTTATCTGTACCAATAGCTAAAACAATAACAAGTGAAAATAAGAATAATTTGAAAACTTCATATTTTTTACCAATAAATCTATTCCAAAATGTATTTTCATATTCAACTTCTTGAGTATTATTTGTTTTATTATTTTGTAAATTTTGATTTAATTGCATTTGATTATTTACTTGTGATTGTACTTGATTTATTTGATATTTTTTATACATATTTTCTGGAATAGTATCATTTAAATTAATTGGAATATTAGCATTATTTAAAATAGGTCTATCTTCCATATCCATTTTTTTCTTTTTAATTTTTTTCTCTATATTAATATCATTATTTTTTTCCCTTTCTTTTTCAGTATCTTTTATACTATTTATATTAATATCCGAATTATAATTATTATCAAACAAGGATTCTTCTTGTAAACCATATGCAAGATTCAAATCAGTCATTAATTTATTTACTTCTATATTAATATATTATATTTTTATTTAATTTATATATTATAGTAATAAAATTAATTATATATTATTTTATTCAATACCATAATGATAATATTTATATATATATTTTAAGTAATACAGGTAAAATATATAAAATAAAAATTGATTATATATATTAAGACAAATACAAATCATTATTTAGAATGGGTATTCAAGAGGATCTAAATTCTATATATACTAAATATAATGTTCAAAAAGGGAAATTATACACCAATACAAGTATGCATCCAAGAAAATCATTATTTATTCCAGAAAATGAATATGATGAATTTTTAAGAATTTATGGAATAGCAATTACAAATGGTATTCATTTACATTTTACTGAAAAACCATTAAATCCAAGTCCTTTAAGAATAGATTTAGATTTTCGATTCCCTCCTATAAGTACGGAAGATAATACACCTCCTATCAAACGAATATATACAAATGAAAATATTGATAGGATAATGCACTATTATAATAAAATATTATGCGAATATTTAGATATTAGTGAAGAATATAATTTAGGTTATTTAATGGAAAAATCAAATCCTACTTTACAAAATACTAAAAGTAATAAAATCAAAGATGGTATTCATATTATTTATCCACATATTATATTAACAAATAATGAACAACATTTTATTAGAAAAAAAGTATTAGATATTGCCCCAGAAATGTTTGCGAATCTACCTATTACAAATAGTTATGAAGACATTATCGATAAGGCAATTATAGATATTAATTCTTGGCAAATGTATGGTAGTAGAAAACCTGATTGTGAAGCATATACTGTAACGAAAATTTATAAAAATGGTATTTATCTTAAAAAAAAAATATCTGCACAAGACCATTTAGAATTTATTAAATTATTTTCAATGAAAAATAATTTGATAGATGTAAATATTTGTAAAATTAAAGATAATATTGTAAAAGAAATTGAAGAATATACTAAACATGTATTGCCATCAATTGATTCAAAACAAAAAAGTAAATTGCAAAATAATATATTTGCTAAATCACTTAATATTAATAAAAATTATAGTACAGATGATGAACTGATACTATCACGAAAATTAGTATTAGAATGCTTATCTTATAATAGAGCAGAAAATTACGAAGATTGGATTAATCTTGGTTGGGTTTTAAGAAATATTGATTATAGATTATTAGATACTTGGATTGAGTTTTCTAAAATCGGAACTGCTTATATTGAAGGAGAATGTCAAACATTATGGAATAAAATGAGAAAAGATAATATGGGATTAGGAACTTTAAGATGGTGGGCAAAACAAGATAATAAAAATAAATATGAAGAAATTGTTAATGAAGCATTATTTCCTTGGATTGATAAATGTATTAGAAGTGATGGCGCACATTATGATGTTGCAAAAGTTGTTCAAACATTAAAAAAAGATGATATTCGAGCAATTAGCAAAGTAGTTTGGTATTATTATGATAGAGATAAACATAGATGGAAATCAACAAGCGAAGGTTTATTACTTCGTATTATATTGAGTGAAGATATATGTAAAAAATTTATGGAAAGAACACAATATTGGAATAATTTTCAATCGCCTTCAAATGATGAACTATTAGCTGAAGCAAATAAAGAAAAAGCAAAAAAATCTTTAAAAATCGCTAGTCAATTAAAAAATTCTGGTTTCAAAGATTGTGTTATGAAAGAATGTAAAAGTTTATTTATTGATGAAAAATTTGATGAATTACTTGATAGTCGTGCGCATTTAATTGGTTTTGTCAATGGGGTTTATGATTTAAAAATGCATATTTTTAGAGATGGTATGCCAGATGATTATATTTCTTATTCTAGTAAAATTAATTATATTCAATTTAATCCTGATTCTCCTGAAGTTGCTGAAATTAATGATTTCTTTTCAAAAATTTTCGTTAATGATAATGTAAAAAATTATGTTCTTGATATTATTGCTTGTATTATTGACGGTAGTATATCACAAGAAAGATTTTATGTATTTACTGGAAATGGTAGTAATGGTAAAAGTAGATTATTAGATTTTATTCAAAAAACAATTGGTGATTATTATTGCATTTTACCAATTGCTTTATTAACACAAAAAAGAGCAGCATCAAATAGTGCTCAAAGTGAACTTGAAAGAACTAAAGGAAGAAGATTTGCAGTTATGCAAGAACCTAGTGAGCAAGATAAAATTAATATTGGATTTATGAAAGAATTATCGGGTAATGATAGAATTTTATGTAGAGGATTATACAAAGAACCTTTTGAATTTAAACCACAATTCAAAATGATATTAACTTGTAATGAACTTCCAGAAGTACCAAGTGATGATGGTGGTACTTGGAGAAGAATTAGAGTTATTGAATTTTTGTCAAAATTTTGTGAAAATCCTACTAAATCAAATGAATTTCCAATGGATTTAGAATTATCAGATAAATTTGATAGATGGGCTGAAACATTTATGAGTATGTTAATCGAAAGACATAAATATATTAATCCAAA